CTTTCGGCTTCTCACACCGTTCAAATTCGATAACCCAAACGTAAGGATTCGCATCCCAACCGTAGCGGTCAAGGTCAGATTTCTTGATGGTTGAATCCCACAGATCATGAAACATCCCTTTTACAAAATCTTCTCCAACGTGTTTTAAAGGTTCTTCTTCAATTCCTTCTTTCACACACCCTTTTCCGTCAATATCCTGCAACCGCTCCACTCTCACATCCGTAACCTTAAGCCAGATACGTGCGGCTTCTTTCGGCATGTGGATGGATGGGTGCCAACGGCAAGGCGATTTTCCTTTCTCCCAGACAAAATCCGCACCGTTGTATTCGCATTTTGCTTGTCTGGCATCATTTCTGGATTGATTTACTAACCTATCAAACAGCTCCCGGTCATGTATGTAAGTTAATTCTCCGCAAGTGCCGTCTTTATAGTCAAAGGCTATCATTTGATTGAATATATCCCATGCTCCAACACGCCATGTCTCTCGGACATACAGGATATCGCCCGGCTGATATGGTGGTGTAATTTTGCCTTGTTTTCCGTCTGTATCATATATATACAGCTGTTCTTCGCTTACTTCAAAATATCCTTGCGGTTGTGGTTTAATTATTCTTCTCGTACAACTCTTTCTCCCATCCAGAATTGCCCGAACCATTTCGGTATTGAATAAAATCGGTTTAATTGCCATCTACTCCACCACCTTTCACAATCTCGATTGCTTTACAAATAATTCCTTTAATCCCAAAATCCTCTATATCATATCTTCTTTTTAGTTCTTCCAACTGTTCCACAACCGTGTCCGGGTCGTAGGCGGTAGGCTCATCATTAACAGCATCAACCATCATATCTAAATCTGATGTATTTCTGCGTAATTTCTTCCGCAACTCTATCGCAGAATTGAGAAGAAATAACAAATGATCCGCATCAATCAGTCTTCCCATCGTCATCCATCCAATCTAATTTTCTGCCCACAATTCGGACAATAATCATATCTGTCGCAATCAACCTCGTAATGCTTACCGCAGCAAGGGCAAATCCATGTATCATATACAAGTTGTCCGTCCGAGAATCCGTCTCCCTCGTAATCCGGTTTCTTCGCCGTCTGCTTTTCCACAGCTTCACGGCATTCCTCCACCGTACCTATCTGGTGGTACTGCTGCACCTCTTCCAGTGCCTTGATTGCCACATCTAACGCTTCTGCCCTCCTCTGCGGAATTATTCCACCATAAGGTCTAATTCGATGTAATTCTTCGATTGCTTTATTTTCCGTCATGGCTACCCTCGCTTTCTTTCTGCAACCATGACAGCGTA